GATCAACAAACACTTTTACCGTGATGGTACAGGTATTTAATAAGGAGAAATAGACTATGGCTATATCAAGACAACAGCTAACTAAAGAGTTAGAGCCAGGTTTGAATGCCTTATTCGGCCTGGAGTACAGTAGATATGATAACCAACATGCGGAAATCTATACTACTGAAGCATCTGACAGAGCTTTTGAAGAAGAAGTAATGTTAAGCGGTTTCGCTGGTGCACCAACTAAACAAGAAGGTGCTTCGGTCGTGTTCGATCAAGCTAATGAAGCTTTCACAGCTAGATACACACACGAAACTATTGCTTTAGCATTTGCTATAACTGAAGAAGCAATTGAAGATAACCTATATGACAGACTTGCTCAAAGATACACAAGAGCTTTAGCAAGATCTATGTCTAACACGAAGCAAGTAAAAGCTGCACAAGTGCTTAACCAAGCACAATTCACTGCTGTAACAGGTGGTGACGGAGTGCCTTTAATTGCGAGTAACCACCCATTATCAAATGGTGGTACATTCTCGAATGTATTGGCAACTGCGGCTGACCTAAACGAAACTTCATTAGAGCAATCTCTAATCGACATTCAAGGTTTCGTAGATGAAAGAGGATTAAAAATCGCTCTTAATGGTAGAAAAATGATAATTCCAAAAGAATTACAATTTACTGCTGAAAGATTGATGAAATCTCCTCAAAGAGTAGGTACTGCTGACAATGACATCAACGCTATCAACAACATGGGAATGGTTCCAGAAGGTTACAGAATTAATAACTTCTTAACTGACACAGACTCATTCTTTTTGATGACAGATGTTCCTAATGGTTTTAAACACTTCGAAAGAAGCCCAATTAAAACTGCTTTAGAAGGGGACTTCGATACTGGTAACGTTAGATTTAAAGCTAGAGAAAGATACTCATTTGGGTTCTCAGATCCAAGATGTGTCTTTGGTAACGGAAATCTACCAACTAGTTAATAGTTAGACGCACAGATTAAGGGCGGTGCATTAATTTGCACTGCCCTTTTTTTTATGGTAATCAAAGCCATGGAAATAACTCTCCACATAGAGAAACCAATAGAAGACAAATCTTTTTTCATAACAGGTAAATTAAATTTTGATTTCAACTATTTTATAGAAAAAATAGAAGAAGGAATAAAACAAGAAGATAACAATAATTATAAAACTAATATTATTGGATCAATGACCAATTATAAATTCTTTTTAAACGATCCATATTTTCAAAAAATATCTATGAACTTCATTAAATATTTTGATGAAAATTTAAATTTACCTGCGTATAAAATGGAAGATGCATGGGGATATAAAGTTGGAATATTTGAATACACGAAAAGCCACAATCATAGAGGATATTGTTGGTCGGGGGCCCTGTATCTAAATAGTCATACACAGACATTAGATTTTCCACAATTCAATAAAAAAATAAAACCAGAACCAGGTAGATTTGTATTATTCCCCTCTTGGATTAAACATGAGTGTTTAAGACAAATTGATGAAAAAAATCCTAAATATGGGTTGAGTTTCAACGCTCGTTTCGTATAGTATTGGCTTTAAGGTATTAAAGGAGTATAATAAAAATACCTAGATTTAATTGTCATGCAAACTGACTAGGCAGACGGTATAGAGATTGTATGACTTAACGCTATACAGGAGGATATTATGGCTACAACAACATTTTCTGGCCCAATTAAAGCTGGAGATAAAAAAGATGCACCTAATGCAAATTTAGGATTTGTATCAATGGCACAATCGGCAGCAGTAACAGAAGTAAATGCTTTTGGAACTACTTCTATTGTGATCCCTGCAAACTCACAAATAACTAACATTTATGTTTTAGTTACAACTGCGTTTGACAACGGAACTAACACTATTGATATCGGAACTTCAGCAGACACTGATTTATTCGTAGATGGTTTAACTGTATCATCTGTGGGTAACCACAGAGTAGGAGCAGCTCAAACAGGAACAGAAGCTAGTTGGCAAAACACTGGCTCATCTGACACTACTATTGTTTTCATTTCACCAGGTTCTGGTAATGGAGCAGGTATTTTAACTGTTGAGTACATACAGAATAACAATATATAAAAATAACTTGGTGCTCCTTCGGGAGCACCTAACAAAGGAGATTTTATGGCAGGTGGTGGAAGTTTTATGAGTGACCAATCGAGTGCTCATGCCACGTCAACAGCACAAATGGTTCCTACAACAAGAAGAGCAAGACTTACTTCTATACAAGGAAAAGGAAACAGTGCTAGTGGATCCGTTATTTTTAAAAGCGGAGGAGGAAGTGGCACAACGATTGCAACTTATCTTTTTGGAGAAGAAGGATTAGATATGTATCTTCCAGGTTCTGGAATTTTATTTGAGGAAGGAATACATGCAACGATCTCTGGGACTGGCGGAATAACAATAACATTTACATAGGATTAAAATGAAATCAGACGTAAAAGCTGTAAGAAAAACAACAACAGGCAGTGTATTTGGAGGAAGAACAAGATTAAGAGGTATTATCTTAGGATCAACATCTTCATCAAGTGCTGGACAAGTAACATTACAAGATGGTAATTCAGTTACTCAGTTTATTGTTGATGTTCCTGCGGGAGATACATTTGCTTATAATTTAGCTGAGGATGGTATTTTATTTGAAGGTGGAATGACAGTTTCTGCCATCGCAGATTGTACCGTTACACTAATTATAGATAAATGATTGATAATTATTACGCAGATATATTGGGTATGAAAAAAGGTGGGGCAACTCAACCAAAATATTCAATTAAAAAAGAAGTAAAAGATAGACTAAAAAAAGAAAATCCTAAAACAAATTTTTTAATGATTGGTCTTTCGCCTGTCACTCAATATAGAAAATTCAAACACAGACAAAATATTAAAAAAGAACGTGCTAGGGATGAAGCAAAAACTAAATATTCTAAGGGGGGTTATTCTGCAAAACGATATCCTCTAGTAGATAAGGAGGGCAAACCTAAACCTAAGCCTAAACCTCCAAAAAGAGAACCTTTTAGAGGATCAGAGGGTGAGCTCAGAAAAATGAAAAGAGGTGGCGATGTGATGCCATCTAGAAATAAAAAAAATTTCCGCCCAACAGAAAAAGGTGCGGGTATGACACAAGCTGGTGTAGCTGCATATAGAAGAGCTAATCCAGGATCTAAATTAAAAACTGCTGTTACGGGAAAAGTAAAACCTGGGTCAAAAGACGCAAAGCGTAGAAAGAGCTTTTGTGCTAGGAGTGCAGGACAAATGAAAAAATTTCCTAAAGCAGCCAAAGATCCTAACTCTAGATTAAGACAAGCAAGAAGAAGGTGGAAATGTTAAATTTTATAAAAAAAATTTTAGGCATACTTGATTTAGAGAAAAGAACTAGGATAATAGAAAGAAAAAATTATTGGCGTGAAAAATATAGAGTAAGATAATGTCTTATTTGAATGCGAACCTACCGCCTATTTACTGCAAAGTTAGAAAGGAATATCTTTATGATTTGGACAAAAATAAAAGAGGTGAGCTCGAATGTGTTATCTTTGGCCTTACCAGTATTTCGGGAAGGGCTCTCTTATTTAATATCATGTTACCAAACGGTGCGTGTTATTGGCGTTTGCCTATCTCAGCGTTTTTCCAAAAATCGTTTGACAGAACCCAAGTGCCCGATATGCACGTCCACGAGTTGGAATTGTGGAACAGCTTTAGTTACTGGCCTAGTGTTCATTGCTTTGATTGGTTGGATGGTGTAAACGGAAAATATTTAGGATTAGATAAAAAATTCTATCATGGTAAATATTTGTTTACTATCGATTGGGCTCATCCAGATACAAATATCCTAGATGTTGAACATTCTGAAATACCTCAAGAACATAAGTGTGCACATATATTGGCTCTTGATAATGGTAATTTTGCAGCTCAGCCTAATAATCGTATTCTTTGGCACATTAATAGTTATACTACTGATAACTCTTGGCCAGACTTTAAGGTACAAACTACTTATTGGGATGCAGAAGATAATAATTTAGTCACTGAAGACTCTGATAAAATGTTCTATGAAATGGAAGAGAAAAAGGATACAGATAGAGCTGAAGATCTATCTTTTGAAAACAATGGTAAATAATGGCAACGGCTACACCTCTTCTAACAACAAGCTTTCTTAATTGGATTGAAAAACAAGACACTAAAAATTTAAATTTTTTAGAGTTTGGTGCAGGTAATTCATCTATATATTTTAGTAATTTATTTAAGTATGTAATTTCCTATGAAGATAATGAAGATTATGTAAATAAATTAAATGCAATGAAAATCCCAAATTTACTTGTAAAACATTTTAACTTTAAAACCATTGAAAATCCTTCATTTTCTAAATCAATAGCAGAAGCAGATTATATTTTAATAGATAATACAACATCTAATATATCTCGTGATGTAGTAGCAAGAAATCTAATCAGCGTGTATAATTATAGAAATAAAATTATTTTAGATAATGGTAATTGGAATCCAGGAGCATATTTTTATTTAAGAAAAAAATATAAAAACTTTCTGGATTTTGGTTGGAGAAATGTTGAAGATGAGGAAACTATAACAACAATATTTTGGGAGAGAAGTGATGAAAAAACTTAAAAAATTATTTAAAAAATTTGCATCTTGGTTTTTTAATTGGGGATAATATGGGGATAGCCAGGATGGATTACAGATTTACTGCAATACTAATAGTATTATTGTGCCTTCTGGCTATTTTCTTACAACCAGGGTATATTCAATAAATGAGTAAAAAACCTTTAACAATATCGGAGTCGGCTGCTGTACAAATGCCTATGAAGACGGTTGCATCTTTGATCGGGCTCGTGGCTATTGGAACGTGGGCCTATTTTGGTTTGCATGAAACTCTTAATCAACACTCAACAAAGATAGAGTTAATGCAAAAAGATTTAGAACAAAACTCAGA